AAATCATCAATGGCTCTACAAGCAGCATTTATAGCAATATCAATGTTTGTATCTTGAGCTGTTCCACTAAGTCCTAGCCAAGTCTTAACATCTGCTTTATCAACATACTGAGTATGAGCCATTTAGATTATTTATCCTCTGATTTTTTTACAGCTTTATTTTCTATTTTTTTCTTTAGAACTTTTTTATCTAGTTCAGCAGGAATTGGCTCTCCCATACCTGCAACAAGAACAGCTTTAGCAAATGGAGGATTAGCTCCCTGCTTTAGTTTTCCTGTTTCTTTATCTTTCCAGACTTTATCCTCTAATTTTTCTACTAATTTCATATTTTTTTGATTCTCCAAATTATCCCAAGCAGAGCCAACAACCTGAGTTGTCATAACAAAAGTGTGGCTCTGCTTAGACATAAATTATTTATTCAATACTTGCTATTGAAGTAAATGCTTGTGGTTTATAAACAGCCAAAGCATATCTTAAAGATGCTTTAACAGTTAATATATCTTTGCCAAAATCTCCATCTTTAGCAGAATCAGAAATTAATAATTCCATTCCTCTTCTAAATACATGGTTTATAGCTAAAGATCCACCAAATTTACCTACAAGAACATCTACTGATGAGCTTACAGCACCACCAATTTGAGATGACTTAACAACAGGTAATCCCCAGATAGTTGGGCTTCCTGCAAATGCAGAAGCTCCTAGCATGAAGTTGTTGTTTCCATCAACTTGTCCTGCTAATGCTTCATATCCTGCAGGTGCCATAATAATAGCATCTGGGCTTAAGAAACCATTAACTTCACAATCTTTGATAGCTTCTAAGATTGTTCTTAGTTTGCCACCAACAGTTGCTGGATAAGTCATAGCATCATAAGTGATTGTATTAATACCAGAAGTATTTAAAATACCTGTGATATTAGATCCTGCACCATCTCCATTAATGACTTCTTTTTCAAGTCTTTGCATGACATGGTTTGCTAATCTGCCATCAAAATATGCTCTTGCACCTGCTTGATCTTCAAGCAACTCTGCTGTAATAGGCAAAGTTGTGATGAATTTTCTTACAGGAGCAGTTACAGCAGTATAGCTGAAAGCATCCTCTCCTGAAGCTGATCCCTCAGCAGTTTCTACAGCATTATTTGTAGCTGTTTCTTTTAAGAAATAGTAAGTTGTTTGATCTGTATTGATTGAATCAATCAAGTCTAATACAGGATTTGGATTTGGCTCTAAAGCTGAGATTACTTGTTGATAAACAGTATCTCTTGTCCATACTGAAGTTGTAACAGTTGTTTTAGCTTCAAATGGAATATTTTTTTGTCCATGATCCACAAATCCTTTATAAGCAGCTGATTCTAAGAATTGTTGTCCAATTGATTTTGGAGCTTCAACTTCTGGCTCTCCATATACAGGCATTCCAGAAACTTTTTTTGAAGCTTCAAGATTATCAACATTGGATTTTCTCATTTCCTCATAAGATTGAAGTTCAGTAATTGAATCTCCAAGCTCTGCTAATTCTTGATTTCTTCTCTTTATTTCTTCTTTTTGATCTGAAGAAAGTTCAGACATATCTTTTACAGAGTCAAATATTCTTGCTAATTCTTCTGATTTAAGAGCTTTTTCTGCTCTCATTTCTTTTAATGTAGCCAATTTTTCTCCTTTATTAACTATTTTCTAATAAGTTCTTATGAACTTCTAAAAATAACTCATCATCTTTAACAGGATCATATCCATATTGAGCTAAGACATCATCCAACTTTATATAAAGTGCATTTAGTCCTGCTAAGTATGTTTTAATCATCTCTGTAGATTTTGAGCTTAATGTCTTTTTTTCAGAGTTTCTAAGAGAAGCTAGATCCTCTATTCTCTCTGTGAAAGCCTTTAACTCCTCAAGAGAAGCCACAGCTTGTTCTCCAAGCCTCATGCCCTGTTGGGATGAACTAATGATACTTGCATCATCTTTGCTTGAAACCTTTGGCTCTGTAGATTCTAATTGCATTTCTGCTTTTATTTCTTCATCTACAGGCTCTAAACCTGATTTAAGTGCTTGAACAAAGCTATTCTGTTGAGCACCTACTAGCACAGGAGAAACCTCCCATACTTTAACATCTTCTAGTATTCTTACAGGAACTTCTTGTCCTTTAGAATCAATATGTGTTCCTTTACTAGATTTTAAAACTTGAAATCCATAACTGAATTGCTGCATATCTTGCATTGCTTTAACAGTTTCATAAGCTTCTTTACCTGCTTCAGTATTTAAGAAGTAACCCTTAAAAACAGCTTTTTGATTATCTGTTTCAATAATTCCTCTGCCAATAACTTTACTCCAATCATGATTCCAGACTAATGGAACTTTGTTCCCTGTATATCCTGATCTAAGAGCATTGGCTTTAGTTACATCATTATCACTATCAATAACATCAAATAATGAAAAAACTGCTTCAATGTATCTTGTATCTCCATCTTCTTTAAGCTCAATTGGAGCATTCTTGAAAGAAAGATTTTCTGGTCTTTTTATTTCACTCATCTATTACCTCTATATAAGCTTGTGTGCATCTACAATTAGCTATTAAACCTATAGGAGCATTTGGATCTCTAGGTCTATCTAATTTAATCCCATTATACAGATAAAAGCTATCCATAGGAATTCTTTGATTGTCCAATTCAAAATGAGCTTCTCTAACAATCCCATCTCTCCTAGATACCCATTCTTTTTCTAATTTCTTACCTGTAGCTTTAGCAGATCTCTCTTGACTCCAAGAACTTACTTTACCAACTTCTGTTCTAGCTATATTTTTAGCTCTACCTAGTGATTGCCCACCAAGAACAGTATTAATATTCTTTGCTAATTGATTAAAGAATTTCTCTCCCTCTAGTGTTCCTGCAATAGGAGCAACAATTCCTAACTCCTCAAACTCTTTTAAGGTATCAGTAATAACTTTGGCTATTCTTTTCTTTGTTGTTGCATTTAAGTCATTCATAACTCTCTTAGCATTCTCTTGTATAAAACTTGCTGCTTGTCCATCTTGAAAGACTGATTGAACTGCTGCAGGAACTTCTCTCTGTCCTCTATAAAAACCATTATCAACAATTTTCTTTAATGTTCTTCCTGCAGGTAATAATGTTGCTAATTCCTCAAATACAGTTCTAATTGCTTGTTCTTCTGGTATAGATACTCCTAAATCAACAGGATCTGCTGCTTTAAAGTTATCATTTGCAGGAAATAAGTTATCCCAAGTTCTTACTGACATATCATCTGCCAAAGAATAGAACAATGGTAATAATTCTTTATCAAACTTAGAGCTTTGTAAAAATAAATCAATATTAGTTTCTAATGTTTGTGTATCATTTGATGCTTTAGCTACATTAGATAAACCTCTCCTTTGTCTATTTAATTCCTTAACATAGACACCAGACATAAACTCCATCCATTTATTTTCAAGATTATCTATAGCTTTCCATAACTCTTTCTTTTCTACCTCAGTTCTATAATGTTTAACTGTTGGTAGTCCTAAGAATTTAGTTGTTGGCTCCTCCCAACCATGTAGAGAAAATTCAATAGACTTTTCCTCTTTAACTTTTTCAGCTTCTTTAATAGCCCAATTAAAAGCTCTCATCTTGTTAGATTTAGATAAATCTCCACCCCATAACAACCAAGCTACCTGCCCTGCTGTTGGTCTATCACTATCTCCTGATAAATAAGCATCTGCATCCTCTGAGTCTAAATCTCCCTCATGTCTAGCAAACCAAGCAGCCATTCTTACAACTTTGTTATCTGAAATCTTGCCATTAGCCATATCTCTGGCTTCTCTCTTTGTTTTATCTGTTAATCCAGATCCTGCATATTCAAGTAGTTCTAATCCTCTAGCAGCATTTTTCTGTATATAATCTGGAACATTCTCTACAGCTTTATTATCTTTCTTTGGTTTCTTAGGTTTTTTAGGTTTGCCATACTTATCATCATCAGCAAAAGATTCTATTTGAGCTAATCTCTCCTCAGCTTCTTCCATAGTGTCATAACAACCAAAAGATCTATCTCCATCCTCTGAATAAACACAGTATTGCCCATCTTGTTCAATAATTACTTTTTCAACTAAATCTATAATCATAGCTTCTTTGCTATCAATAATTCCTGAAGCATATTGCATTGGCTCTGAATGATACATTGTTACTTCTGATCCATCTACAGGAACTTCAGCTATCTGCATATTTCTAACAAAGTAATCTCCATTATCAAGTGCAGGAAACTGTGTTGCTTGTCTTGCTTCATTAACAGTTATGAAACCTGCATTAAAACCCTGAACAATTCTTTGCATCTCAGCATCCTCATCTTGAGATAAAGCTCTAACATCTGAAATATCATATTTAAACATATAAGCAGGATTATCCTCAAAATCTTTTCTTAATAATTGTTTAGTAAATTCATTAGCAAAGTGATTCCACATTGGAATTAGTTTTTGTTCAGTAAAGAACTCTCTTAACTCTCTAGCATTAGAATAAGTTGCTCTAGCTAGTCCTGCACCAAGTCCTGCTAATATTGCAGGAACACCTAAAACTGCTGATATTCTTTCTTCATTAATGTATCTAAGTTGTCCAATCTCTAATTCCTTAGGAGAAAAAGAAAGAGTTTTAATATCAACTTCTCCACCAGATATAACTAATGGTCTGCCCCTATTCTCTCCTCCAAATCTTCTTCCAAATACTTCTGCTATATTTTCAGCTTCATCACTTGTCATTGATAAATCATT